CAGGATGTGTTGCACTTGATGCACCTTGAAATGGTTCTGTTCTTTGTTCGTATTTAAATCCTAATAGATCTAAACCTTGTGTGTATGCTTGTTCCCAATCTGCTCTTGAATTTTTATAGTCTTGAAAATTTTGATAAAGTTCTGAACCTAAGGGTCCTAAAATATCTTCTGGTAATAGCTCTGCTAAATTGTCAAAATGATTTTGACTTTCACCTTGACTAAAGGCTCCTGGTTCAAAATTAATTTCAACGCCACCATCTTCCGTTGGAGTAACTTCCACATCATCTGAACTTGGAATAGATTCTTGAAGCTCTACAATTTCTTCTGCTGAAGCCTGTGGATTTTCTATTTCAATTTTATTTGTAACTTCGTTTGGAAGTGATTTGTCTATATTTGCCATTTAATTTCTCCGATTTTACTATCTTAACCTTATTATATGTAACATTCAAGCCTTGTGGGTTGGGGCCTGATTTAGGTGGTATAGTTGTTGTTAATTTTTTCATCTTATTCCAAAATAAGATGGATCTATTTTATATCTTGCAATTAATGCATTTACTAAATTATCAGCTGTATCTGGATTAACTAATGGAGCATATGTTGGAACAAGATTTGTTATTCCTCCACTACTTTCAGTAGCTTCTGGAGGTGGTCCAAATTGAACTGATGTTTCTAATTGTGAATAATCATCTGGTGCTGTCACCCCTCTTGGATTTGCAACCGCCTCAGCTAAACCAACAAGTCCTTTTATAGCGTTAACAGTGGGAGAATATGTCATGTATGTATCAATTGCTTTTTTTGCTAAACCACTTAATGTACTCATAATTCCTGTGTCTTCTTCTGCTGCTGCAGCCGCTGCAGCTGTTGCTGCATCTTCTTGATCTGCTTGTGCTTGAGCAGATACATCATCAGCCGTTACACTTTGTGCTGCCGCTGCTTCATCTCCTGGTCCTATACCAAATCCAAATCCCTCTGATCCTCCTGGTCCTGGTCCTCCTGGTCCACCTGCTGGTCCTCCTGGTGCAGCGGTTCCTCCTTGATCATTCGCATCTCCTAAGGAACTTCCTTCTGGTGATCCCGGTCCTGGTCCTCCGTGTCCTGTTCCATCATCTGATCCTCCTGGACCACTATCTCCTTGGCCACCATCTCCATCTCCACCTCCAGCACCACCACCCGATCCTTGTAATGATGGAAGTCCAAATGGACCTTTGTTAGGTTTACCTTTTAATGAGCCATATAAATTTAAATCTATTAAAATTTTCTCTTCATCTTTTGTAATGTATGAAAGATGTGCAATTGGATGTTTAGGGGATGATCTCCAATGACGAGGAGCGTTAACTGTTTTTTGTTTTCCTAAATAATTTAAAACACCACCTTGTTTAACCGGTTTTGTCTTACTTGGTTTTTCAATATTAATATCGTATCTAATTTTCTTCTCAATCATGTTAATAATAAACCTTGTTTACTCTTGGGAGTGGATCATCTTTATAGTCTTCTGGGTGAGAAATCAACCCACCTTGTCTAAATCTCATTAAAGCTTGGGTCATAGAATCTACTAAATCGTCATTATCTCCATGTGGAAAGGCAGCACATTCTTCAATAACTTCTTGTGCAAACTCTCTACTTTTAGGTGCCCATATTTGACCGGCTTCAAATAAAGGTGCAACTGAATTAACTCTACTATGTTTATCATTACCTTTTGATGGAGTGTAATTAACAACGGGTATACCCATCTTTCTAAGTTCATAAGTTAATGGAAGCCCCGATGCTTTAGCCTCAATCAATACGGTTTCAGGTTTCCAGTATGTATATTGTTCGTGAGCCAGGCGCCTTAGTTCAGGGAACTCGACCCTTTTTTTAACGGCATCTAATAATATTAAATTGGGTCCTGAATCTTGGTCCGGATGAAACACGCCCCAAGTAGTGATCGCAGAATAATCCGCAGTTTCTTTTTTTAAAAATGCAGTATCATAAGATTGAATAACATGTTCAATGGGTGGTATGTAATCTTCCTGCCAATCTTTCCACCACTCACGTTTAATAATTGCTCCCTCTTCTGCAGTTGGGTTTTGCATGTATTGTGCATTCCATTTAGCAACACCAGCTGAAGCCTTGACCGCAAGTAAATCTTCTAACTTCCAATATTCTGGCCACACTGCTTTACCTGATGGCAGCACTGCTGGAAACTCAACGACTTCCCATTTATCAGCTTTCTCTTCTGCTGCTTGAGCCTTGATTAATTGTGCAGTTAAATCTTTTGTATTCCATCTCGTCATGACTAAAACAATTCGTCCACCCGGTTGCAATCGTTGACGGGGTCCTGCTTGATACCACTCGTATGCTTTATCAAATGCCGTTTGCGAATTAGCATCTTGTTCTGAATGTGGATCATCAATGATGAGTAGATCAGCACCTCTACCGGTTACCGCACCTTGGACACCGACAGCAAAGTATTCACCCCCTTTATTAGTTTCCCAACGGCCCGCAGCTTTTGAATCTTCTTGTAATCTTGTATTAAATATTTCTCTGTATTCAGCAGAGTCAATTAAGTTTTTTGTTTTACGGCCAAAGCGTACTGCAAGTTCTGCAGTGTGTGTTGCTTGTATAATCTTTAATCTTGGATCATTGCCAATCATCCATGCAGGTAAAAAGTATGATGCAAATTCTGATTTAGTATGCCTTGGTGGCATATTAATAATTAATCTTTTTAATTCTCCAGATTGTAATCTATTAAATTTATCTGCAATAGTTTTATGATGATCGCCCTCAATAAATTCAGGCCATATGTATTTTACAAATGTTAAAAAATCAGAACGTATTTCTCTATTTTTTACTTTATGAATTTTAGTTAGATAATTTAATTTCCAATTTTTTCTTATTTTAGGATCTGCAATTTTATTAATTTTTTTTAAAATATCTTTATCAAGCATAATATCTATTATGGTACCTAAATTGTTTTTAACACCCCCGGGGGTATAAATCCATAGGTAATTTGGGATACCCTAGGGTCCCCTTTTGATGGTACCTTAAAATGATTTTAACAGCTATGACTATGTAAATCATACACTATAGTACATGTCTGGGACCCCTACAATTTTGTTTAACCCCTCCCCCCTCCTTAGAATAAAAGTAAATCGTAAACCCATTGGGACCTCTATGATAAGGGTGGGCCCCGCCCACATGTATTTAGTACCATGGGTGGGTCCCGCCCACATGTATTTAGTATGGTAAAAATATCACAGAATATCCCATTGTATTATAATACAATTATCTTTTACATTGTGGCAACATTGTGTCCTATAACTATATACATAATATCCTATATATTATATGTTTAAATCACTAACAACGAAAGTAATAATATGGAACTATGGGTATCAAAAGAACACGAAAAAAAATTAAAACAAATTGGTTTTAATTTTCCAGATAAAAAGTCTGGCGAAGTTTTTTATAACAACGAAAATGTTGGATACATAGATAACTTTACTGGCTTGAGATTTTATAAAAATGACTCAAAGCCAGCCGAACTTGTTAAAAGTTTGGAAAGTGAATTAAAACTTTGTATCTGGAATCCAAACCAAGACTAAAACAATCGGGGTGGCGAAAGCCACCCCACAACAGAAAGTAATAATATGAAAATAAAGTTAGATGATAAAATAAAAATAAATACTTGGGATAGTGGAGTAGTAATAGGAACAATAGAAGCTATTAATATTTCATTAGACTATCACGACAAAAAAGCTGAAATGAATTCAGCTATCCAAGTAAAAGAATATGATACTGAATTAGATTACATTGGAACAGTATCATATGAGAATGAGTACAAAGAGCCACGCTGGGCTTACTTTAATCAAATACAGGCGGTTGTTTAAATGGACATTGATTTAAACATAACTGATAACCTTGCTCAACATTTTGTTGAGCAAGGGCTAACAATAAAAGAGGGGGAAACTCGTTCTTTTATTTTAACTAAAAGTGATGATACAATAACAGACGACTTAATATCAACCTACGATGAAAGAGAAACAACAAAGGTAGTATATGCTTGAAACAATAAAAGACTTTTACGATTACTTTATAACCTTTGCTTCGGTGTCCTTGTTGATTGCTGTTTTATTCTATTGGATTGTTTTATTAATAGATAAAAAACAACAAAAAGACTTTGATACAAAGTATAGAGAAAGTAGAAAAGATAATTAGAAACTTGGAACAGGGAACAGGGCTATTGCCCTGTTCCCTTTTTATTTATACGCTTATTTGTGGTGCTGATTTATTCCAATTAATACCGACGCTTTTATTTAATACCTTATCAAGACTAGTGATAAGTTCCGCAGGTGCGTGGGCCTCCATTATAGTATCAAGGGCAACGCTCCTTACTTGTTTCAATTGAGATAACTTCTTGCCCTCCGGTCTTTTTTCTATTTCTTGTTCAGCAAGAACCGAAGCCCAGTCTCTTATTTGTTCCTCACAAAGAGCGACAGTAATTGTCTCTTCTTTATATGGTTTATCATTAGAGAATGTATAATTAAGTTTTTCTTTCATGGCTTCACTAGCGGCTTTCTTCTTAAAAAAAGTTTTAGCTGTTGCCTGTGCTTCTTTAAGCAATACTTCCGCTTTTTTTAATTTATCAATAATTGGTTGAGCGCCAATTTTTGAAGCTAGTTTTTTTTGAGCTGTATCGGTTGCCTGTGATATATATTGACGAACCAATAGTTCTTGCTGTTCTATTAGTGGATTGAGCTCTCTCTTAACTTTATCTCTAAAGTGGTCGAGCTGATATTTAGTCATTGCTTTTGACATGCTTTCCTCTTTCGTTGTTAGTTTTTGAAAGTATAACATAATATCCCAGAATAAGTCAAGTCAATTATTTTTTTTATTTCCGGGTGGGGCCCGCCCACATGTGTTTAGTGTGCCAGGGGTGGGGCCCGCCCACATGTGTTTAGTGCTTCATGGGTGGGGCCCGCCCACATGTGTTTAGTGGGCCGCGGATCGTGATAAGACTTGACAAGATGGGAGAATCTAGGATATAATTCGAATCAATAACAACGGAGATAAAATGAAAGTTAAAACTAATAATAATGGTATGAAACAATTAAAAGACTTAGGCTTTAAGAAAATTAAAACAGAGCCGGGCTTTCATATGTATGAATTAAATCCGGCAACATTACGGGCCCACGATCAGCAGCCTTTAACAACTAAAGAATATAATAGGATTAAGAATGCCAAAAAGAATAAAGCATAATGATTTAACACACTACTTTATAAGAGATCATAAAACATTGCCCGCAAGCTATCTAAAAAGCTGTAGGCAATTTTTTAATAGTTTTGACTCAAATTTTAAGGAACAAGCAACAAGCCGCAAGCAAGTTAAGAAGTAAGGGCGGGCCCCGCCCGCAAGTTTTTTATTGCGGGAGGGGCTTGTATTTTTTAAATATAAGATTATATAGGATATATGAAAGCTAAAGAATTAAAAGAAATCACAGGCGGCCTTAGCAAGCCCTCTAAGATGCCTGGTTTTAGTTATAACTTACCGGCAACTAAATGTATTACAGGCAGCAAGCTTGTTAAAATTCCGGGTTCCGTATGTTCTGGATGCTATGCACTGAAGGGCCGCTATCGTTTTTCTAATGTTAAGGATGCAATGCAACGCCGCCTTGATTCAATTAACAATCCATTATGGCCGCAAGCAATGGCCGCACAAATATTAAGCCACAAGCCAAAATTTTTTAGATGGCACGATTCTGGAGATTTACAATCACTTGATCACTTAAAAAGAATTTTTGAAGTATGTAACTTGACCCCTGGAATTAAGCATTGGTTACCGACTCGAGAAGCAACTATAATTGGCTGCATAACCCCGGACCAAGTGCCAAAAAATTTAATCATTCGACTTTCTGCCCATAAAGTAGACGGCAAGGCCGCAACATTCTGGCCCTGGACGTCTACCGTTGTTACGTCAGAAAAAACATGTCCTGCAGCTGAACAAGGCAACAAGTGTTTAGATTGCAGGGCGTGTTGGAATAGAGACGTCAAAAACGTAGCCTACGGTAAACACTAGAAGGCCCTTAAAAATTTAACAAGATCCAAGGAACAAGCCACAAGTCCGCAAGCCGCAAGCTCACAAGTCGACAAGCAGCAAGCACAAGCCGCAAGCAAGCTCGGGGTGGGGCCCGCCCGCAAGTGTTTGGTGGGGAGGGACCCGCCCACATGTGTTTAGTGCGCCGTTATTATTTTATCTTGACAAGATATTCCTGAACCTTGGACCATGATTCGGCGATAGGGGTACATGGCTCATGGTTCACAAGTTGCATGATCTGTGATCCTTCATAAAGTTTTACGGACCAAGGACCGAGTGATTTTTTTAGGATGAAAGTATTGTGAGGGTGTCTTACATGAAACGAAATTTGATGGGGAGAGAACCTCGGAAAATCACCCTTGGTCACCTTCAATTCAATTGTGAAAAATTTATTATTTTTATTGTAGCACAATAAGTCTGGAACACCAGCCGAGGCCCAAGACTCAAGTCTTGTAAAGGAAATTTCAGTGATATTTTTTTTAACTTCTTGCCAAAATTTTGACTCTGGTTTCACTTCAAATTTAAGTTAACCATTACATTATGAAAGTCTCTTAATAACTTTACCCATCGTCCACTTTTCTGGGTTTATTGTTAACATTAGTCGGTGTGTTTCTCGATGACCTATCAATTTATTTTCCATTAATTTGATTCCATTGACGTCATACAATTCACCGTTTGGCAAGCAAACCTGTACACGTGCATTTGCTGCAACCTCTGAATTCTTTAGAAACTTATCTAATATCTGTCTTAAAACTTTACCTCTTAACATAACTTTTTTAACCTGGGGCCAGTATCCGGATAAATCCTTCGTAAGCCAACCCCAGGCTTGTAATTTATGGAGTAATTTACGATTGATATAATATCAAAGTTAACCTATAAAGTCAAGAGTATGGGACTAGCAAAAAGATTAACAGAAATGCAGATAAAATTCGCTCATGAATTAGTTACTAATGAGGGAAGAATAACAGGAACAGAAGCAGCTATTGCTGCAGGGTATTCTGCTGACACAGCTAAGAATGCTGCAAGTAAATTACAGAATCCAAAAATGTATCCATTAGTTGTTCAATATATTGGAGAGTTAAGAGCAGAGAATCAAAAAAAATATGATGTAACTTTTGAAAGTCATATAACTGAATTAGGTAAAATTAAGAATGAAGCTTTGAAGAACAAAGCCTGGAGCGCTGCAGTTAATGCTGAAGTGGCTAGAGGTAAAGTTGCCGGACTATACATTGAACAAAAGATTATTAGGACCGGTAAATTAGATGATCTATCCGAGGAAGAATTAGATAAGAGAATTGCAGAGGTATTGGATCAATACTCTCCAATCCTTGAAGGTGTTGAAGTTGATGAGCTAAAATCTGATGTTGTACAAAAACAAAAAGATATTAGATTGGGTAAACCCCAACGACCTCCAAAGAAAGAAAAGATATTAGTTAATTACTCTTCGTCAGAGTCATCTTCAAAGTCATCGTCTGAATCAGAATCACAATCGTGATTTTCTAATTCATCAACCTTGTCTCTTAAAGTCATAATGTCATCTTCAATTCTATCGATGATATCACTTATGCTCTCTGTTTTAGGTTTTTTTGCCATAGATTTTCTCCATAGTTGTTACGTTAGATAGCGGAATTACCGTTCGATCACCGAAGTTAATTTCGCCGAGATCATTTATCTCATACGAAGAAAATATCCATATATATTTCTTGTCTTTCTTAAAAATAAAACCAATTGAAATACAATGACTTACTGTTAATTTATTAAATTCAACCTCTGAGGCCCATCCAGAATCACTACAAATATCTTCCCACTGTATTTTATATAGATCATATTTGAATTTACTCATATGAATTAATCTAATTCATTTTAAATATTATTTATAGGGTCATGTGGTGTTTTTGATATTCAAATAAGTGGCTATTTTACTTGTTTGTGGTGTTTGTGGAGTTTGTGTGGTGCTCCATGTGGTACTTTTAAAAACAACATTATCTATATAAATCAATGACTTAACCTATTTTGTGGTACTATTAGGGTTCATTTTAGGGTAAATGAAAAAAAATTTTTCACTTTACCCCTACAGACCCCCCCAAAAGCACCACAAATTGAAGATTCTCTATATATACCAACGATTCTAATCAATTTGAAAAGCACCACAAGAACTCCACAAATGAGGAAATACGCCACTAAAAAACACCACACGGGCTCCACATGAGCACCACAAATGTGTGACATTTATGCAACAAACATACTTTTGCCACAATATTGCCTTAATCTTGACACAATTAGCTTCGGCTCTCCATTACCATTTCATAGGCAACCTCACTTGGGTCCATGTTCGTTACCAATTCTAAGTTCTCTATCTTCTCTATCTTATCTGCTGCTTGACTCTGGTTTATTTCATTATTAATCAGAGCTTCTTTTACAACTTCAAGTTGTTGTTCTACTATTTTAGTTGCGTCTTTTGCTTTCATGTTTTCTCCTTTGGTTAGTGTATTTTAAAAGATTTAAAACGTAGGTTGTATTTTTTTATCTTATCTGATTTATTTTTTTCATCGTATAGTTTTGCAAGTCTTAAAAAATCTTTTTTTATTTTTGCTTTTATCTTTGGATTTTTTATTTTTTCTATCATCAAAGATAACTTTTCTCTGTTTTTCATCCACGTTTCCTAATCTCTCTAATGATAGATACCACAGTATTTTTATGCTCTGGTTCCAGGGTGTCACATTCTAGTTCCTCTTCATCATTCTGCACTATAGTTCCAATATATATAACATCTGTATCTGGAGTATCAGTGTCAATGTAAGTTGTTTCACACACCTGAAAATCTTCATTGGTTAAGTGTCTATTTATTTTATCATTAATGATGCCCCCTTTATCTAAATAGATATTAAAAGCATCATCTTTATTATCTGCTTTAATGTATTGTTCTACAGTCAGTCGATAAGTCTGTGTAACTTTGTATATTCTTTTACCTTTATCATCTGACCATAATTTAAATGGTAGTCTCATATTTTTATCCTTTCTAATCAAAATAATATCTTATCTGGGATATTATGTCAAACTTTATTTTTATAATATTGATCTACTCTTTTTAAAAATTCATGTTGATAATCAACAAATTCACGTCCCTCCACCTCAAAACACTGGAAAAGGTTATCTTTTGTGCACATTAGGACAACACCTCTGTCTATTTTTGTGTCATATACGTAGTTGTGCCCCATTGCATAGGCCCCTAACTGTAGAAAATAGTCAGTAATCCATTCCTTTCTTTTGGGCTTGTTGCTTTGTTTAAAGTCTATTATACTCTCCGACCCCTTATAAATACCTACTAAATCAGTTGCGCCTGCATACAACCCTGGATAGTGTATTGTAACCTCTGATCCCCATATTTCAGTTAAATCTTTTAAACCATTATCTATAATTTGCTGCGCCATGGTATGTGCATTCTGGCCTATGTCAGTTAAATCTAAATGATTTTGACCTAGCATATAACTTTCTAATATTCTGTGCATTGCTGTGCCTCGTTCAGCTGCTTGGTCCTTGGTCCGGTTTGCTTCATCCAGGCCAACGCGTGCCTTCCAGGCGTCTAATCCTGCACGTTTTTCATCGGTTTGTGTAGCTGCAAGGATCGTTGTTACAGACGGAAGTTTTTCTGTTTCCAATTCATAATGCCTTTCATCCTTAATCAAGGACCGTGAAGATGCCGGGTAAGTAAATCGTTTATTCCATTTCATTCTACTGCAGGTTCCTCTTTGTTAGACTCTTTATATAAAAATTTTATTATCTCTTTACTGATAGTAACGGTTGGATCAAAAGATACATCTCTTGTGCAGCTCATTAACATTAATAATATAAATACATATCTCATAACTATATTAAACTAAATAAAACAATCGTTAATAATAAATTAATAATAAGTATTTCCATTACAATAATACAGGTTGATCAATTTTTTTTTTTAATCGCCTATAAATTTTACCAATTGTTGATATGTTATTTTTATTTTTATGATAATGTTTTTTTGCAGTAATTCTTTTTCTTTTCGATAGTTCTTCATGACGCCCTGGATCATATAATTTAATTATTTCATACTGAACCGCATAAAATTTTGTTATAGCATCAACTTGTTTTTTATGAAATGAAACAACAGCTTGTTGTACCCATCGACCAAATCCTTTTTTAATATTTTTTTTATCTCTATATAACCTTAAATCTATTTTACTAGGATCAATTGCTCCAATTTTATTTTCTAATTTATAAGGTACTAGTTCTTTTTTTATATATTCCATGTCTTCAATTTCCCAAGCTTTAAAAGCCCTGTATAAATCTCGTGCATGTAATAAATAAGGTTTAATTAAATCATAAGGAGTTACCTTACCCTCACTGTTTAATATAATTAATTTTTGATTATCTGATAATTGTGAAGCTTGATTTAAATCTGGTAAATATTTTCTAACTAATAATGTTTCGTGATGACATCTTATACTATCATATTCAAATCTTTTAAATCCACTAATTATTCTTATGTGAGTAAACACAGCACCTACTCCTATCATGTATTTTTTATCGTTATCATTACTAAAATAATGAACCGCTATTCTTCTAATTGGATACATACTTTCACCAATATATTTTAAAACCCTTGGAACTTTTCCTAAGATATCTATGCTGTGATCCATAACATAGTTACCTTTTGAATCTTGCACGTAAGTGTTTTTTATTCTTTTATAACGTGGAGTTTTTTCATTAACATCTAATAAAAAATAAATACCAGGTTTATTTTTTGTAAAGTCCATTGTTATATTTTTAACCGATTGAAATTTATTTAGATTAATGATCATTGTGGAGTTCCTTTAAACATTAGATTTCTATAAGTAAGATTATCTAATTCATAATTATAAGAAATATCTTCAAATTTATATTCTGGTAATAAATTTATAATTTCTTGTTTATTGTTAACGTCAAACTCTGTTAAAATTAATGGTTTAAATTTTTTAATTAATTCTTTTGCACCTTTTAAAACAGGCACTTCATGTCCTTCTGCATCTATTTTTATTAAATTTAATTTTTTAATTTTTGAAAATTTAGCATCTAGTGATATAGTATTAATTGGATATCCTTCATGTCCTCTAACCATATTCAATGAACCAAGACCGCTATTAAACTTTGACATTTTTTCGTAAGCAACTTCCCCAATGTATTCTATTTTATTTTCATCAGATACTGCTTCCATATAACTGTAAACATTTTTACATGTGTTAAGAAGAAGATTTGCATTTAATAATTGAAATATTAATTTTTGTAATTCAAAAGAATAAATAACTCCATCCTTACAGATATCAGATAATATTACGGTATGAGATCCAATGTGAGCGCCAACTTCTATTACGTAAGAATCATTTTTTAAATAATTTTTACATTCATCCATTGTTGGTTTTTCCCAACATCCATATTGTTCTAAACATTCATTAATAAATGAATCTTTTTCTAACGTTAAAAATAAATGATCTTTAGTTCTAATTTCTTTAATCATTTGTACATCATGATTGTAAATATCATTAACAACCAACAAATAACTAAAAATAATAACCAGTAATTAGGTTTGTAATTTTTTAAATCCATAATTAATCCTTATAAATTTTTATTGCAATAATTACTGTGATAATTAATGTTGCAAATATTGCTAAATCAACGGCGGCCATTTTTCTTTTTCCTTTCTTTTCCAAAACAATCCCACTTTTTGTGGTATGCTTTTAATAGTTTAGCTATTGCTTTTTTATATCCAGATACTGTCATTGCATTACCGTTGTTTGTTCAAGGTCCTTGATTACATCTTCTGTAATATCTATCTCACCTTGATTGTTACAGTATGTACAATCTATTGGTTGTTTTTTCCTGTCATCATGGTTGAATGCATATACAAATCCATTACCATTACATTTTGGACAAATTATTTTACCGTTCATTAACTATTCCTTTCTTTATTAAGTCGTATTTTTTAAATTTATAGAAAGCTTGTACTGGATTAAACCCTGCATTCTCACATACCGTTGCAAAGTCTTTGTTAAAATCTTTCATCCAATCTATTGCCATTCTTCTTTCAAAAATACTAACTTGAGATTGATTATTACCAAAAGCATCATCTATTGCTTGCAATAATACTGCTTTCCAAAGTCTTTGTTCAGGAAGCATTTCTCTTTCTTCCCTGAACACATTTAAGTTACTTGGATAGTTTGCCATTAAGTTGCTTCGCTTTCTCGTTAACTAATATGTTAATCGTTTGAGATCTGCTAATCACCGCGTTTGGCACCATTACTTTTCGTATTTTATCTATCTTTAAATAAGTTTCTTTAGATAAAGATACATTTTTATACTTAGTTATATCGGTCATTTCTTACCTTTCTATTATTTTATTATTAATATGAAATATTATCCCATATTATTACAGAAGTCAACTATTGTTTTCTACCTTGTCCAACGTATGGTTTTTTACTATTACGTTTATTAGGTCTTTTAGAATGACGTCCCGGACGTTTCTTATTGGTCTGTTCTATGAATTTGCCGTTACCGACTGCTACTTTTCGTGCCATGTCTTTTTATAAATTCTTTATCTGTCTCATTAATCTTCATATACTTTATAACTCCATTAACAAATTGTCTAGTGTCTTCGCCACAATTTGTGCATCTATAATAGTCTTGTACAATTGCAACGAGAAATGCTTCTTCTTTACATTCAGGACAAATGCCAAGGACATTGTCAATAAACATAGTTGGATTAAATTTTAATCTTTGCATTACATTACCGTATACACAACTCTACCATTTAATTTTTGTGCACTCAAATAAGATTTTCTATTACCTGCATCGTTATAACTGCAATGAACCCATCCAGAGTTAGGGTCATTAGGAGTCCAAAATTCTAATATACATTGATCGTAATCAAGATTTTTTACAATCCAATCACTTACTTCCTTATTATGTACACCAAATATCTCAAAGTCTGCTGCTTGTCCCTTTGTGTGTTGACTAGTTGCTGATGATCCTATGGCCTCGCAAAGCGCTGCTGACCTATAGCCAGAAGAAATAGACACTGGCATTTTAAAATAGTTTCTAATTGGTTGTAATATATGTGTACACAATAACATTAAATTTGTTATGTGTTCATCTTGTGGCTCGTTTGGGATACCAAGTCTAATTGCTTCTTGCGACTTTGTTAATTCATCTAATGTAAAATTATCACTTAGTTTCATTTCTTAATTTATTTATTACCTCTATTACGTATTTTTCGTATTGTTTATTTGTAGAAAAATTATCTAAAGTTTTAGCCATTGCAATAGGATTTCTATTTAATGTAACTTCTCTAACTCTTCTAAACTCTGCATACACTTTTTTTGTATTTAGAATTTCAATGTAATACTTAACAGATTCACATTTGTTTTTAAAGACCCTTACCCGCCATTCTATTGATTCAGGTTGTAATAATGGTAGCATTCCATCTTTTGACCACACACGTATACCAAACAGATTATGGCCTTCTCGTGCAAAACGTGATTTTCCATAGTCACTTTCTACAATAGCTTGAGCCACTATTAGTTCTGTGTTGATTCGTTGTCTTCTTGGGATGTTAAAATTTAGGTAGTCTATGCAG